ATTATGTTGTGCGTTGCAACAAACAGTAACATCTACACTGAGAATAGATTTTCTTTTAGTGGGGATAATTTTTATCTTAAGTCTTATGAAGAAATGGCTTCTACTTTTGATGAATCATGGCTAAAGAATACTCTTCATGTTTCTGAAATGGTTGACGTTAACCTAAGTTTTGGCGATCTTTACTTTCCAAACTATCCAATTGAAAACGGTCAAGATGTTGACTCCTATCTAAATGGATTAGTTTGGTCTGGGTTAAAGAAGAAATATGGAGAGTCATTATCGGATGAGATTGTATCTAGAGCCAATCATGAGCTAAGAGTCGTAAAGGAAATGGGGTTTCCTGAGTACTTCTTAGTAGTATCCGATCTAGTTAACTGGGCTAAAGATAATGACATTAGAGTTGGCTGGGGAAGAGGTTCTGCAGCAGGTAGTATTCTTTCGTATGCTCTAGGTATTACAAACTTAGATCCACTTAAGTTTGGATTAATGTTTGAAAGATTTTTAGTTGAAGGAAGAAAGTCAATGCCTGACATCGACTTGGACTTTGACGATAGACATAGAGATAAGGTAATTGATTATGCCAGATCTAAATATGGGCATGACAGAGTCGCTCACATTTGCACCTTCAATAAGACTGGCGCTAGACAATCAATTAGAGATGCAGCAAGAGCACTTGGCCATGACTTTTCAACTGGAGATAAGGTCTCTAAGCTTGTTCCACCTCCAGTTCTAGGAGTTTCAAAAAACCTAGGCGAGTGCATGCAGGTTACTGAGTTTAAAAAAGAATATGAATCCAGTGAAGACAGCAAGACAATCATCAACGCAGCCTTTGGTCTAGAGGGCCTGGTAAGACAGACTGGCGTACATGCTGCAGGAGTTGTTATCTCAAGAGGTCCTTTGACCGACTACCTGCCTATTATGCAAAAGGGTGTTGACTCGCCAATCGTCACCCAGTGGGATATGGGTAGAGTTGAACAGTGTGGGCTATTAAAGATTGACTTCTTAGGTTTAAGAAACCTTGGCGTGATCGATCATTGTTTAAAACTATTGGAAAAAAACAAAGATATTAAAATAGATCTAGACGAAATACCATTAGACGATAAAAAAACTTTTGATGAACTATGCAAGGGCAACGCAATAGGCGTGTTCCAGCTTGAGTCATCCGGAATGAGACAGCTAATGGTTCAGCTGCAACCTCAAGATATCAAAGACATCATGGCCTTGATATCACTTTATAGACCAGGTCCAATGGGTTCAGGCATGGATAAGCTTTATATAAATAGAAAGCATAACAGAGTTCCAATAGACTACGAGCATCCTGCAATGAAGTCCGCACTTCAAGATTCGCTGGGCATCATGCTTTATCAGGAAGACGTTCTAGCTGTTGCTAAGGACTTAGCTGGGTTCACTGTTCCAGAAGCAGATGATCTTAGAAAGGTTATTGGTAAAAAGCAGATGGATAAAATTCCTAAGCTTAGAAAGAAGTTTGTTGACGGCTGTTTAGCAACGGTTGATATCAAAGAAGATAAAGCTAATAAAATATTTTCTGACATTGAATACTTCGGTGGCTATGGTTTCAACAGAGCTCACGCAGCAAGTTACGCAATGGTTTCCTATATCACTGCTTATTTAAAAACTCATTATACGGCAGAGTACATGGCAGCTCTACTAACATCTGTTGCTGGGAACAAAGATAAGTCAGCACTATATCTTTCGGACTGTAGAAACCTTGGTATAAAGGTCGCACCTCCGTCAATTAATTTTTCAATGCACGACTTTGAAGTTGTTTCTGATACAGAAGTTCTTTTTGGTCTTTCTGCAATTAACGGTATTGGCCCAGCAATAGCAGACGCAATTATTAACTGTAGAAATTCAGAGATGCCCTATGAATCAATGCACGACTTCATGAGAAGATGCGATTCTGTTATCTTAAAGAAATCAACGATAGAACACTTAGCTGCATCTGGAGCTTTTGATGAACTTATATCTTTAACCGAAGAGATTGAATTAAATAGAAGAAGAGAATTGGAAATCTTAGAAAGAGAAAAGAGTGAACTTGGTATTTATGTATCAAAGCATCCCATAGAGGGTGTCTGGGATGCTATTAAGCCAAAGATTGATTCTGAAATCTCTGATCTGTCTGATTACTCTGCTGGTTCTAAGGCAAAAATTGGTGGCGTTATAACTTCTTGTAAAAAGATGATCACCAAAAAGGGCATGAAGATGTTCAAGATGAACATAGAAAATTTAACTTCTGGAATTGAAGTTATTATTTTCCCCAAAGAAGCAAGACAAATGGAAGATGATTTCTTTTCAGAAGGAGACATCGTAATATTTAATGGCACTGTTTCTAAAGAGGGAGATGAAGAGGCTTCTACTGTTAAATTAATTTATGCATCTTGCGAAAAAATAGATAGTGCAATACTCACTGGTAGTAGACCTATAATTTTAAAAGCTGATTCAATGGTATCTAATGAAAACATACAATCTATATATGATATAATTAATGTAACAAATGGCGCTTCCACTGTATTTTTAGAAATGACAGATGGAATCAAGAAATATAGTTTTAGATTTAATAAAACTACTTCTTTAAAAATAGAAGATAAATTACAATCAATAATCAATTTAGGATAAAGAATGATTAGTCAGGTAACAATAAATCCAACGCATAAACCTTGCTGGGTATTCTGTTCTTCCTGTAACAGATGTCAAGACAAGGGTAGATACAGCAAGTGTGGAGACTGTAGTGGTAGGTACGATCCAAACTTAAAGATTCTTCCACACCCAGATGATTTCTGCGACTGCAAAAATGGAGTTCTTAGATGGAGAACTCAAGAGGGTAGAATAATTATCACTAGGTTCAAGTCAGATCCGTTTAAAGGTAAGGTTACCTATGAGAAAAAAACGGAAGACGAAAGAGATTGGGACTCTTATGTTGGGGACATGAGAGAAAAGCTCAATGATCCAAATTGGAACCCTATAACTATAGTCGAGGATTGATTTAACATGATTTCAGAATCAGGAAGAATAACAAAAGGTTCTGCCACTCTAATAGAGTATGCAGAGACGGAGAATGCAATTCCGGATAAATTCTTTTTACAGAGTGGAGTAGTTGGCCTCTATGCTTCTGCTCAGGAATTAAAAGATATTTACACCATACTTCACTACTATCTAAATATAGAGGACCTTAGTAAGTGTAAGGTTAAAATTGGAGATGAATATGTCGATATTTAATAATGATGATTTCATGGAAATTGCAGAAACAGGATGGATGCCAGTGGGCGATGGATGTTATTTAAATAAGTTTAACTGGCATACTATCGACCAGATTGGTAGAGAATATGACAAAGATGGTAATTTAGTTTATGACCCAGAAGGAAATAATGACCAAGATTAAAGTTAGATCAATACAAGATCTAGATCCACTGGAGAAGTTGTGTCTTACTGACTTTTCTTATTCAAGGCTTGATACCTACAAGATGTGTCCAGCTAAATATTTTTATAGTTACATACAAAAAGAACCAAGAACGTTCAACGATGCAGCAGTTCTTGGAAATATAGTGCACTCCGTTTTAGAAGAGTGTTTAGATAATAAGTCTGAACTCAATCTTGAACAACTGCAAGAAGAGTATGTAAAACAAAAAGAAAGCTATGATCCAACTGGCAATATACCAGAGAATTTAATTTCTGTTGGATCTGAAATTCTTAATGAGTTTTATGATAAGCACTATGAAGATTCGTTTGATATATATGACAAAGAATTTGGTTTTAGCTTTGTCATAGGCAACTATCTTGTCAATGGATTCATAGATAGAATAGACTTTTATGATGATAATACAATAAATATCATCGACTATAAAACTCGGAAAATGGGAAGTAACACAAAAAGAAGTGCCAACAAACCTTCAGCTAGGCATCTATGCACTGGCTGTATCGCTTGCTTTCCCAGACAAAGATATTAGAGCGGAACTTTACTACCTAAGATCGGGCAGAAGAAAAGCCCATGCCTTTACAAAGGAAGACATTGAACAGGTAAAGGTTTCTCTGCTTGAAAAGATCAATCAGGTAATTGACGATAACTCTTTCTTGCCAACATCCAATGAAAGAAACTGCACGTTCTGCGACCACGCTAAATCCAGAGCTTGCCCAACTGGTGTTGCGAGACTAAAAAGAATGGGTAAAATATAAAAGCCAGGGCATTAAGCCCTGGCCAATATATTTGAGCTCAAAAGCTCAGTTAGAATGATTCTACTGGGTTCTCCATTGCGTCGTCAGCGAGGGAGAAGCTGTTCTCTACCACAAGCTTTGTAGCTTCCTTGTGGCTGAAACCAACCTGAGAGAGTCCCTCAATGACGTTCTCGTTGATATTCTGACTGATGCTGTTGATGATTGTGTTTAATGTGTTCATGGTGGTCATACTACCATCTATCTCCTTGGTTTGCAACCTGTTGGTTGGATTTTTTTTGTATTTTTATTTGTTGTAAAGTATAATATTAATAACATCTAATAGACCTTGAGGTTACCATGAAGGATCCCCAAATAACAACTCCAGAAAACTTTTTTTTGGAGAGATCTAAGCTTAAAAAACATCCTAATTTTTCTAAGCTCAAGAACGACTATATTGATCTGCACATTCTAGAGGACGAAAACAAGAAAACAACTTCGACCAAAGGAAATGCATATAAAAATACCAAGTCCGGATACAGGCCAGATCTTGGTATTAACCTGAGGTCAAACTGGGAAGCAAACTTTGCAAGGATACTTAACGCATATAAGATCAACTTTGATTTTGAACCAGTTGTATTTCCATTTCCAATTAAAAAAGGAACAAAAGCTTATACTCCTGATTTTTATATACAAAAATCTTCAGAGTGGATTGAGCTCAAGGGTTACCTAGATGATAAAAGCAAAATAAAACTTAAGAGATTTAAAAGATATTACGCAGAAGAATTCAGTAAACTAACATTCATAATAAGCAAGTACTCCAGCGAGGCTAAAAAGTTCGCAGCAGAAATAGAAATACCGTATGTTGTTTACTACGAGGATATAAGAAATTTTTATGCAGATAAGATACCCTGCTGGGAAGGAAAATAATGGCATCCTACAAAGAGCAATACTACTCTTTGAGCGAAGAAGAGATGCAGGACTTAATAGCTAAAGCTAAAAAAGGTCAATCTAACGCTCAATATGAATTATTAAAAGTGTTTAATAATTTCCTAACAAAGTACGTAACCATGTTGTATTACGGAAAATATAATTTATCAGACTATGACATCAGAAGGTTTACTTCATTATTTGTTAAAGATAACTTTGTTAGATTTAACTTAATGAAAAATCAACTCAATCAAGCCGGCTATAAGCATGTGAATGAATGTCTACGACGGCATTACCTATATGGCAAAAAGATATGGAGACGAAGAGG